ACTAATTTTGATATCGTGTTCTTTTTCCAGTATAATCTTTAAGTTTTTATTACTTAATTTACTATCAGTTTTCAACTGTTTAATGAATTCCACTATTTCGGTATCGTATTTCTTACGCGACTGCTTATGTTCAGCAAATTCTTCAGTAGATACTTCTTGAAACTGGAGTTTTACTCCTTTGGATGTTTGTTTATATCCATCTATTTGTAGTTTATTGTTGTGGACATCCGTGTGGCACTTTTTGCAAAGAGGAACTAGATTTGATTCCACATTCTTATCAATGTGTCCATCAATTATATCGTCTGCGTCAGCGGTGCTTTGGAATTTAATGTGATGGACGTCCTCCGCAACTGCGTCACAAACGCCACATTTATCTACATATACCTGAGCATTGTATTTGCTTTTGTTATCTGGAACAACTGCGTCTTCTACATTCAGGAGTTTCCTGCGGATTTTGTCCGCCATATTAATAAAATCTGCGTCTAAATCCATTGCCTTACAGACTTCCAATCCATAAATAGGCGGTCCATTACCTCGTTGTATTTTTCGGTCATACACTAAGATATCATTAACCTTATCAAACTCTACTTTAAGGTGATACGCGTTTACATTATTCAGTGTTTTTACCTCCTCCATGTCCATCAATCCGTGGAGATGTGTAGCGAAAATGAAATTCGAGTAGCGCTTTGAAAGTGTAATTACACAACTGGCGAAAATACTTTGTGCCGAAATGTTCTCTGTTCCATTACAAAGTTCATCTCCCAAAACAAGTGAATTATTATCACAACGCTTTAAAATACTACGAATTTCGGACACTTCCACTGCGAAACTAGACTCACCCTTAAAGATATTATCATTATTGAGAATTCGCGTGAAAAGATGTTTATATGGCGAAAAAGTAAATTCCTGACTCGCGGTGTAAAATCCCGCCTGCGCCATAATAATATTCAGTCCCACTGCCTTCATTAGGGAACTTTTACCGGAAGCATTAGTTCCATACAATAGCATACCACTTTGTGTTTCAGTTCCCACTTCTATGTCGTTTGGAACATACTCTGATTTTGTTTGGATCCGCTCAATAATTGGGTGTCTCAATGCTTTTGCGTTTATAAATGAATTCTCATTTGCGACGGCGTTTGGACGATGATACCCATAAAGATGCGCTACCTGTGCCGCAGTTTTATAAACATCAGTGTTTCCAATAAAATCAATAATTGGGTATAAATAGGGTAGATAATCACGGTCAAATTCGCGAAGGGTTTCTCCGAAAAGTTTACGCGATACATTTCCAATTTTTATTTTTAAATTACGATACTCATGGCACAGAGACTGAATTTCAGGGGAATCAATCCGTGTTTTTGAATTAGTTGTGTTTTTAAAGGTAATTGTTTTAGTTTCTAGTTGAAGAACATCTGGAATAACGGTCATTTTTTTATCAGAGAAATTGCCGATTTTACTTTTCAGTGTCTTACACCGTGTCTGGGTTCCAGTTATTGAGTAACCATCCCGGTCAGTATAATCAAGTTTAAAGATTACATCTATATCATTTCCAAACAATTTACTAAATTTTTTACAAATCGCATCCAGTTTTCTTCGTGAAGTGTCGCACAATTCCTGGATTGCGTCAATTTCATCTGAAAAACCCTTGTTGAAAAACGACTCATCGATGTTATCAATATGGTATCTTGTAATTTTGCTTATATCAAAAATGTCATTAATACGCTGCTTAAATTTAGCGAGGGCATTTACTGCTTCCTTTGAAGGTCTAATACTATCTGGAATACGCGGTTCTATATCCAAGAGAGCAAACACGTTTTCATACGAATAATCAAGAAAGTAGAAATCGGATGGTTGAATGAGTTGCATAGTGATTCTACGGTGGTATTTTTCAATATCCGTAATCTTTGATAAGATTTCGTTAAAGACTTTATAGTTATCACCTGTAAAGAAAAAATCCACTATTTCGTATCGCTGATTTATTTCCTCAGCGTTTTGAATGGGGTTTAAGAGTTGATCCTTTATGTATCGTTTTCCAATACTGGTGCTTGTTTTATCCAACACTGAAAGAAGAGAGTTAAATCGCGACTTTCCGATTGAATTACTCTGGTTAGGTATAATGTTTAACTGATTAATTGAATTATTTGTTAAAAGTAGGTAGTCGTTGTCATGGAACAACGATGGTTTCTTGATGCGCTGAATAATTGTTTCATTATGTGTATAAGCGAACTCAATAAGATTAACGAAACTGATGGTCGCTAATGGGGAAGTTTCCAGGTCAAGAAATTCAATTACGCTTAGTTGTGTTTCGTTTTGTCTGCCGAATACCTTTTCAAGAAGTTCGCGCTGATAACTTATTTGGAATCGCCGTTGTTCAAAACTTGAAGTGTCGTAGAAATGGACAATGTCGGGGTTTAAATTAAGATAATTAAGGAGGTGTGTGTGGGAGATTTCCTTAATGTTCTGGATATTTTCGGGAGTATCATTTATCATAAAAATAACTTCTGATGGATTATACACTTGAATAACCCGAAATGTTTCATCTAGTGCGTAATTGAAATCGTTATTGCTTTTCTTTGAATACACTTCGTATGTTATACTTTTACCAGTGGCAAAATCAATAACACTCATTCCAATATTTTTCATTCTTCGTGAATTATCACCTGGAATTGTTTCGAGAAACACTGAGAGTAGGTAGTTTGTTTGTGCACCACCGATTGTTTTAACGGGAAGGTATGTTCCAGGAGAATATACTCGGGTAATTTCTCTAGTGTGATTCGGTGGTTCTCCTACTTGTTCCATCAAAACAAGTGTGTAACCGGCATCCATAAGAATACCCGTGTGCTTTTCAATGGAAAAAAGATTTACACCGATCATGATTGGATTTCCACGTGAGTTTTCTTGAATATTTTTATTTTTTCTTGTGACCTGGATATTGAGAATATCCGCTACACGGTAAACATTATCCGCGTTGCTTTTTTCGTGTGCGTTATCCACCGCGTATGCTTCAAAGAAATGACCGACTTGCATAAACAGCAGTGTAGTTTCATTGAAACGCTTTACCTGCTCCTCCTGGAGTTTTAGGTAATCATCAATGATGGTCATTATCTAGTAATCTACTAGTATTCTAGATAATTACTTAAATTAAAATAAAAATTTAGATTAGATATGGTTTAAAGTGAAACAGTCACAGAGGAATCATTAGCATTTTATCCGCTATATTAACACAAGTATTCACCTCTATATTTTCGGTATTTAATGGATATTTTAAACACTTAACAAAATTTTGGGAAATAAATGTCTCGGATAATACTTCACCTAGTATATTATAGTGAATATTACCTTTAATAAATCCATCATTGTATGTTTTATTTTTTATTTTACCATCTATAAAATAGCTATAATTATTACACACTTGCTTATCTCCATTTCGGAAAAACACAGTAGATAATTTACCATCTATAAGGTTTATCAATATGTCATTATTATTATTTAATGATTGGAATTGTTTTCCAGATTTAGAGTATATTTCCGTTAAACCAGTGATCTTATCTTCGTCAAAAAAACTTTTTTTATCAAGTTGTCCAAAAAAATTATATTTCATTGAATATCCGTTTTTTTTATTTTTACTATATCGCACACTAGTTTTCAATCCATTTTTATTGTGCCAGGTATTTTCACGTGAATCTTTTAAGTTATTACGGTATTTTACTATAGACTTCAAGGAACCATTTGAATAAAATTCCTTTTGGTAACCGTGTAATTGTCCATTTTTAAACTCGGTAACCATTTTTATATGCCCGTTGTTATAGTATGTTCTATGGGTTCCTATTGGATGCCCATCCTTTATATATCCTTGATATTGTATAAACCCGTTGTAATTATACAAGACTATTAAGCCATTTACTCTACCATTTTTTACCGGAATCTCAATGTATTTTATATTATCGAAACTATCTTTGAAAAATTCACACGTCCCTATAGGTTGATTATTTAAATATTTTATTATAGATTTAAATGATCCACTAGGGTGGTAAACTACTTCTTTTTCCTGCTTTTTGTCTTTAATATATTTATCAAAGCGTTCTAAAGAACCATTACAGTGATACCAATAATGATATCCTATCTTGGCGTTATTACAGTAATTTCCAGTATACATTAGTTTGTTGTCTGAGTAAAAATACCGATGAATACCCTCTCTATCGTTATTTAAAAAAAGACCTACATATTTTAAAGCGTTATTAACGTGATATCCAAGAACATGTCCGTTTATTTTATGCTTAACTATTGGAACTTTTAAACGCAGTTTTCCTGAGGGATAAAAATGAAGCATTTTATCGGAACAGTAGTATATATACCAGCACGTTCTTCTAAATGAACCATACCCTTGGGTATCATCTATAAAAGAAAAAATATGTTCAATTATTTCCCTGGGGAAGTCAACAATATTGAACTCTTGGTTCATTATATATTAATTAGATTTTATGCCAGAGTTGAGCGTGAACAGCTTCGGCACGCAAAGAAGAAGCAGATAAGCATAATAAAGATTAGCACGGAGAATCCAATGATATTTCCTAGGTCTAGAATATTAGTGAGTGAAATAAGATTACCTTCATTATTCGCAAAACAAGTTCCGTTAAAACCGATGTAGCTTTGGGCAAGTGCAATAGCGTCGGTAAGGGTTTGGTTAATAAGGCGAATATCCTCGCCATTGGGGCAGGAATAGTTATTGAAAGAGCAATCGGAGTAGGCAAAGACGGCAGAATTAACATATTCGCGGATCATTGTGTCACCCTGGTAAATCCGGATACACGGTGTCCAGGACATACAGCGCCGACCACAATCACATTCAGTCCAGTCTCTGTCGGAGTCCTCAACGGTATCGGTTTCGTAATCGGCGGCGGGAAGGGTAGTCGGGTAGTCAACGCGAGTGACATTACAAGTAGTTTCATGTAAATTTTCATAATTAGCAACAGGAATAGCGACGAAAATAATGAATAACATTATTGAAAGGAAAGTCCAAAGAAAAGTGCAGAGCATACATCCTTCGCTAGATTGAGACTTGTGAGAGCTACTATGATTGTTTGCTTCAACATCAACGTTTTTCATTTTTTTGTTTTAACTTTTTTGTTTAACTTGTGGAACACTAGAGAGATCTGTCTAATCAGTAAGAGGATAGAATCATTCAATTTTTTTATGCTCCAATAAGATATTCTATGTAGTAGTCTACAGCGCCATAAGTTAACGAAGCACTTGTTATTTCTAATTTTAATGTGCCTGTTCCATTTAATTTTATATTTGACGCTGGATATATTTGTCTAATTCCAGATGAATAACTAGAGTGTGTTACACCACTTTCTATTGTAGGATCAGAATCTGAATCATCTATAAAAAGTCTGATACTTGGAGTTCCTGAACTAGTAAATGATACAGTTGTATCAGCATATACCCGTAATATTATTGCGTTATCAGGTAATGGCGTTGAACTTAAAGTTATTGTGCCGGAAACACCATCAGATGAACTGTAAGAATACTTGGCCCATCTAGCAAGAGCTGTCCAGGGTCCTTCACTAGGAGTAGTATTGTCAGCATCTAATAAATTCAATTCAGCTGTTGTTGAATTTGTACTTCCACCTCCTCCACCACCACCACTACTAAAGTCTGTCCAAGAACCTCCACTATTTTTATACTGTAATGTTCCACTATTATTTTTGAAACCATAACCAGATTCCCCAGTAGAAGAGGCAAAATTAATATAATTATTTTGGAAACCGAACAATGTAGTTGAATCATCTTTCAT